AGAAGCTCGTGCAGTAACTACTTCAGCTTCTAATAGTGTTGAAGCAATGTCTTTCACAGACCAACTAGAAGCAAACTTAGTTTTAGCTTCAGCCGGAGCAAATTTTTATTCTTCGGTGAACAATATGAAATTTCCCGTTATTAGTGGGATTTCTTCGGCTTTTATTGCTGAAACTGGAGCAACTGCTTCTGCGGCTGGTTCTACTTCTAGTTTAACTCTATCTCCTCAAAAATGTGTTTCTTTAGTTGAAGTTTCAGCTGAAGCAATGACACAAAACGCTGGAATAGAAGCGGCTATTAGAAGAAACTTAGCGGCTTCAGTAGCGGCACAGCTAGAGCAAAACTTATTAGCTGGTGCTGACTTGGCGGCTGGTCCTCAGTCTATTTTTGCTGATGCTACTGACGGAGGTGCTACTTTAAACACAGCTGGAATTTTAGGTCTAGAATCTACTGTATTAGGAAATGACGTTCCTTTGTTAGGAGGTCGTTTTGCTTACCTTTGTAATCCTGACGCTTTAGCTATCATCAAGACGTTAGTTCAAGCGTCTGGAGTTGAAGCTATCTATGACAATAGAGATAAGACAATAAACTCTTATTTTGCTTTCACTTCTACTAATGTAGGTTACAAAGCTTCTAGCAACTTTGACAATGTATTATTTGGAGATTTCTCTAGAGTACACATTGCTCAGTTCGGTGGTTTAGATTTATTATTCGATCCATATACATCAGCGGCGTCTGGTATTGGCAGAATGATTGCAACTAGTTTAGTGGACGGAAATGCTGTTGATAACGACACAGCGTTTGCACAAATCGAAACTACTTCGTAATTTATTTATTTAATCGGAAGAGGGTTTCGGCTCTCTTCCTTTTTATTTTTTTAATATGATAACAAGTTCGGATTTAGGATTAAACATAACTACTGGTTTCGGAAAACTTTTTTTGAAGACTGCTCCTTCTACAACTCCAGTTTCTTTAGCTGAAGCTAAGACACATTTAAGAGTTACTGGATCTGATGACGATACTTATATTACTACGTTAATAGACGTAGCTACTCAGACTGCTGAGGAGTTTTTGAATCTAAAGTTAATGTCTCAAACTTGGGTTTTATATTTAGATGAGTTTCCAGATTATTTTGATTTATTAATAGGTACGTTAAAAACAGCTTCAATTGGAGGAATTAAATATTATAATGATAGTAATGTTCTAACAACTTTAGCTGATTCTAATTATTTTATTGACGAATTTCATAGACCAGCTAGAGTTTATTTTGCTGATGACGCTACTATTCCAGACACTTTTGACAGACCGAATGCGGTTGCTGTTGAGTTTACTTTGGGATATTCAACTGCGTCAAACGTCCCAGCTCCAATAAGACAAGCAATTCTTTTAATGATTGGAACTTATTATGAAATAAGACAAGACGTAGTTACTGGAACAATTGCAACTCATATTCCTAAGACATCTGAATTTTTATTAAGACAATATAGAATCCAACAATAATGCTAATAGGAAGGCTTGACAGATATGTTAATATAATTCAAGGAACGTTTTCTCAGAATAGTTATGGAGAAAATATAAGAAGTACCTCGACACTAGCTTCGGTTTGGGCTAGATTTGAATTTCAAAGAGGAGACGCTGGTTTTGAAGCCGACACTTTTATTGGAACAGCAAAGGCTCGAGTTACAATTCGTTATAGATCAGACTTGCAAATTTCCCCAAAACATTATATTTCTTATGATAGTAAAGAATGGTTTATTCGTTCTATTCAAGAAATAGGAAGGAAAGAAGGATTATTGTTAGAAGTAGAAGAAAAAACAACGGATTAAGATATGGCTAGACAATTAATGGGAAGTGGTGGTCATAGACCAATAATAGAGATAGATAAAAAAGAACTATCTAATTTAATTAATGATTTAGAAAGATTATTGCCCCCTAAAAGAGGAACTAAAACAATAGTTCGACAAGCTATGCGAAAAGCAATGAAACCTATGTTATCTAAATTAAAAGAGTTAGTTCCTAAAGATACAGGTCAGTTAAGAAAATCTTTAGCTTTAATAAATGGAAAAGGGAGAAGAGATAGTTTTCCTTCAGTTTATGTAGGACCTAGAGTTAAGGGTGCTT